GGCGACATTCGGATAGCGCCCATTTCAGAAAGGCCGAGAACGCCACCGACCGAGTCTTTACGTTTGTAAAGATCCGCGGAAAGGATTAACGCGGCTTCGACGATGTCGTCGGGGACGGAAGGCCAACCCCACCGAGCGGTAACTTTCACGCCGGGACGGTAATTCCACGGGTACGGGAAGTATTGCGAACCGATCGCCGTGAGGAGGGTGTACGGGCGGCCCGTAGCCGCAGCGTTAAACGGTTCGACGATGAAGTCGGTGTCGTACACCATCGCGGTCGGGTAGGTGTTACCGCCGGAGGTGTCGACGGCGACCGTGAGGCTCGAAGTGGTCGAGATGTCGTCGACGAGGAGCGAAACGGGCGACACGGCGCGGGAATAGCGGGCCGAGGCGTCGGCGTCTTGGTAGAAGTAGCGTCCCGCGATCCGGTCGATCGACCGAGAAGCCGATTCGACGATCTGCTCCAAAAGGGTGTCGTCGACCGTGTCGGCGACCGGGATCCCGAGATAGCCCTTCACCTGCGCGAGCGTGACGTAACCGTTCGTAATGGTCACTTCTTCGACGCCTTTCTAGCCGCGGCTTTTTTCACGGGTTTAGGTTTGGCGGCCTCCTCGGGTGGCACAGTCGACGGATCCAATTTCGCGAGGAACTCGGAAACGTCGCACCCGAGGAGAACCATTTGGTCGACGACTTGCCGAGCGCGATCGAGGCGGCCGCGGCGAATGTAGCCGTCGAGTTCGCGTCGTAGTGCTGCGACGAGTAGGTCTTTCATGGTGGGAACATCCCCGGGGCTGCGCTCCCCGGGGACAGTTGCTAGGCCCAGTTAGCCGTGATGAGGCCGGTGCCGGTGATCGCCGAGAACGCCGTCGGGTACTTGCCGGCGGTGTACGCCGAGAAGCCGAAGACGACGGTGCGGATGGCGATGTTTCCGTCGGGCTGCTCGAACCGGACGTAGAGCGGGTTCCCGCCTTGATCTTCCCAGATGTACGACTCGCGGAAGTCGCCGACGATGACCGCGGTCTCGTTCGTGCCGGCTCCGAGGTTCGTCGGGACGTTCGCGTCTGCGACGACGGGGATGCCGAGAATCTGCAGGCCGCCGAGGTCGTAGCCGGGACGGTCGAAGGTTCCGGGAGCGTTGAACGGGTTTCCGGCGGTCGCGTTGAAGATCGGCCGGTTGGTCGTGTCGAGGGCGCGGAGCCAGCATCCGATGAGCGACGGGTGCGCAACGATGTGCGTCGCGTGACCGTAGAAGTCGGAGGAGATGTCCGAGATCGACTCGACCAACTTCGGGAAGAACTCGGCCCACGTTGGGGACGCGTCGGTGTATGTGACCGAACCGATGCACGAGGTGTTGAGGATGCCGCGGTGTTCACCCGACGAGCCGGAGCCGTTAACGGCGAGCGAGTCGAGTTTCGCTTGGTATGAACGGATCGCGTCGCCGAGCAACTGCGTCTCGACGCCGGTGCCGCGGAGGACCGCTTGCTTCGAGATGTCGAACATCGACGCCACCGTGTTCACGTTCACGGTGAGGAGCGTGTCGTCGGGCGACGATTCGGTCGGTGCCGAGTTCTCGCTCGCCTGAACGTACGAGGTGATGCCCGTAGTGAGGCGGCCGATGTTGACGGTCATGCCCTGCGCCGGGAGTGCCGCGTTCGTCGAGATGTCGAGCGTCGGGCGTCCTGCGCGGCGAAGCGGCGCAAACTGGTCGACGAGGTACTGCGGGATCACCAAGCCGGCGAAGTTGCTCGAACCGGAGTCGCGCTTCTCCAAGCGGACTTCGTTCTGGTAGCGGGCGATGCGCTCGCGGGCCTCGTATGAACCGCCGAACTCGGCGGCCATAGCGTCGGCGAGGAAGTCGTTCTCGCCGCGTGCGTGGTACGTCGCTTCTTCCGAGGTGACGCGGTAACCGCCGCGGGTTTCGGCCGGCTTGTCGCCGTCGACCTTCGCGACGATTTCGGCGTGGGCCGCGTTGCGGGTTTCGATGTCGGCGATCTGCGCGATGCGCTCGTCGAGTTTCTCGACTTCCAACTTCAGGGCTTGAATGTTGGCGAGTTCGATTTCGGTGATGTCGCGATCCTCTTCCGCTGCGCGGGCGAGGGTTGCGTCGATGAGGGATGTTTTAGCGGACCGCTTCTCGGTCAACTGGTTGAGGAAGGCGTTAGCCACGGGTTTCTCCTATTTGGGGACGTTTCGGTTTTGGGTTGCCGAGGTGTCGTCCGTCCCGGTGAGAGGTGCCGCGCTGCGGGGTGTCTGCTTCCGGTCGTCGAGGTGTCGTTACTGAGAAGAATAGCGAGCGGCGCGGAGTTCCGCGAGTATTTCTTCGACCTCTTGGCGGCGAGTACGCGGAGCGGGTTCGTCGTCGTCGATCGGTGTTACGTCTTCGCCGCGGTCCTCCATGTCGCGAATCTGGTCCTCGACCCACGCCTTCCCGGGGTCTCCTCCCCACAACGCCCACGCGATACGACCCGCCGACGGGTAGCCGGGTTCGCCCGGGGAGAACCCTTCGCCATCCTTGTCGACCTCATGACGGGCGAAATACGAGCGCATCCGGCGAATCGTCGAAGGCGAAAGGGTGCGTCCGTTCACGATGTCGCGGGCGCGAGCGACCCCGATCTCGGTTCCACCGCGGCCGAACTCTTCCCGCCAGTCGAGACCGCGACGGGCCTCTTCGCGCATTTCTTGGCTAGGGACGCCCGGGGCGCGGGCTTCTGGTTCGGAGGCGTAGAGGGCCGCGAGTTGCCGTTCGGCCTGCGCTCGGGTGCGGTGGCAGCCTTCGACCTCGCTTGTGCCGTCTTTTACGACTGCGTAACCGTCGCAGGCCGCGTTATCGGCCTCAATGTGCCACGGCATCGGGCTAGTCCTCGGGGACGGTAAAGATGCGGACCTCTTCGGTCTGGGTGGCCGCGCAGATTCCGTAGAGCGCTTGTCCGGGTGCGAGTTGGCCTTGTATCGGTGCGGCGTTTTTCACCATCGGGAAACCGTCTGCCGTAGTGACTGTCGAATCGCCGACGTAGACCGTGTTATTTCCTATGATTTGCAGCCATACCGGGCGGTTCGTCGGGTCGGCCGACGCTAGGAGTGTGGCGGTCTCGCCGACCGTGATGGCGCGTTGCGGGCTTGGCATTACTTCCAGCCTTCGAGGATTTCGCGGGCCGCGTCGAGGTTCGGGGTTTTCGATTCTTCACGGATGCCGGCGACGGAAGCGGCCAGACCGTAGGCGCCGAACGTGACGAGGCTTACTTCGGCGAGATGGGCGCGGACCCGCTCGACAACGCCGTCGGCGCGTTTCTTGTCGGTGAGGGGTTGAAAACCGACGGAGAATTGGTCGACAGCGCCATCGGCGACGAGTTCGAGGAGTTCGTCCCCGCGCTGCGTTTTTGAGACCCGGAACTCGCCGTAGAGACCGGCGGCGTCTTCGCGGAGAAGTGTTGCGCGGCCTTGTGGGAGTTGGTTCGCGTCGTGGCCGACGAGAAGTTTCACGCGGTGCGCGGCGCGTGTCACGGCCGAGAAAACGCCGGGACGGAACACTTCGACGAGCGAACGGTTAATTCGCTGCTCGACGTTGTACGGGACGACGATTCCGTGGATGGTCCGTCCGTCGCTGCCGGCGCGGATCTCCAACTCGGACTCGTAGGTTCGGTTTTCCATGTTAGAGGTACTCCTCTTCGGTTTCTTGCATGTCGCCGACGGTCTCCTCGTCGTCGATTTCGAGCGGGCCTTCGTCGAGTTCCTCGCCTTCGAGTGGTTCGAGGTCTTCGATTTTGCGAACATCGTCGACGGTGAGGAAACCGGCGTCGATGCCGATCTTGTGCGCCTGATAACGGTCGAGTGTCGCCGGCCGAAGGAAAGCGTCAACGTTAAACCGGGCGACCTGTCCGCGTGGCAGTAGATCGCTTAGGGCTTGCTCGAAGCGCACGATCCACGGCATGAGAGCGAAGCGGAGTAACTGCATCTGCTCCTCTTGCACGTTCGAGTATGTGCGTGACGAGTTCGGTGCGCCGAGATAGTACGGCGGGATGCCGAGCATGTTCGCGATCTCGGTGAGATCAAATTGACGCGACTCGACTAACTGACTGTCGCCGGCGTTGTCGGTGAGTGGTTCAACTTTAATGCCGCCAAGTACCGCAGGCTCGCGGCTTCGGCCGCCATAATGCATGAGCCACTTTTGTTTAATGAGGTCGGCGTCTTCTTGCGATAGATCCGGGTTCTCGGTATGAAGAACGACGCTCGGAGTCGTGCCGCCGTTGAAGTAGCGGGCCGCGTACTCGTTGACGGCGATCGACATTCCCAAGCCTTGCCGCTGCGCGGTGAGTAGACCGACGCCGATGTGTTCCCCGGGCATTGTGAAACCGGGAACGTGCATAATCTCGGACTGATCGAAACGAACGTGGTCGATCTCGTAGACGCGGCGACCGTCTTCGTATTTGCATTTAACGCGCATCGGGTCGACCGGATAGATCGTTTCGGGGTATCCGTTAGGTCCGAGCGGCCCAAGAACGGCGTAAAAGTTGCCGTCAATGATCGCCGACGCGACCGCGGCTTGGATCGTTGTAAAACGTGTTTCGGGTGGGTTGGGCCGCGAAAGAATCGGCGGTGTCGGGATCACTTGGTTATTGCGGACGGCGTCGATCGGGAGGCCGGCGATCGCAGAGGCGATGAGGTTCACGCCGCGCCAAACTCCGGGAACCGAAAGAGCGGACCAACGATCGACGTATGTGCCGGCCCAAGTGTCGACGTAGTTGCGAGAAATGCGGCCGTAGCCGTCGACCGAGTTTCCGTTAGGGAATGTTACGCGCTGCCGGGTAAGCAACTTATGAAGCATTAGACGAGGTCTTTTCGAGTGCGATGCCGAACGCGACAAGGAAACCGCCGGCCGCCGCGATCCCGGCGGGTAGGTAGACAATTCCTAGAGCCACGCTTAGAAGCGTACTACCGGCGGCCTGTAGGTATGTTGCAATTCTCATAGAACGAAACTCCTCGTTACGGGTTCGGGTTTCTTTTGTGTGGCGTTATGCCACGCGAGCGTCGCCGCGTAGAGCGGCGTTATGTCGACGTCGACGTTATTACGCGCCCATAGCCAGCCGGCGCCGAGGGTCCGTTTCTTTACCGAGGCGACCGCGGCGTCAAGGTCGTCGTTCGGCCGGACCTTAATCGTGTGGGCTTGAATCGCGTCGTAGAAGAGGCCGCAGGCTGCGACGACGTCCCGGGTGGTGTAGCGGGTGATCGCGATTCCGAGCGCCTCCAGAGGCTCGACGAGGGTGCCGGCGGGACCGTAGCCGTCGACGACGAACGGCGCTTTATGGCGGCGGGATAGTGCGCGGATCCGTTCGGCGACCCAGTCCATCCCGGCGCGAGACTCGACAATTTCGATGCGGCCCGCCCGGTCACAAACCGCGACGGTCGCTCGGGAACGGTCGAGGGCGACGTCGACGGCGAACGCGAGAGGCCCATCGGGGGCCGCTTTCCGGTCTTGGCATTTCTGCCACACCGCCGGCGTAATGACCGTCTCGACCGCTTTCGACCATATGCCGAGCCATTCTTGGGCGAACTCGTCGACCGACTTCGTGGTTTGGCGGGCGTGGGCGATCGTTTCCTCGGTAATGAGATGCCCGAGACCCGGATGATGCGCCCAAGTCGCCGGGTCGTCGATGTCAGCGTCGTCGGGTGCGGACCACTCAAAAAAGGCGAGTCCCTCGGTTACCCCGTTTTCCACAGAGGCGCGGCCCTTTTCCACCTTGTCCCACAGGAACGTCGACTCGATGTCGCCGGCGGCCGAAACGATCAAAAGTTGGGCGTCGCGGCGCGTCGCCATAGCGGGCAGCGCTCCGGCTTCGCGGGCGTTGTCCTTATCAAAACGGGC